TTAGTAGTTGGAGCCTTCAGCCACATCGGAGAAAGAGCGATTGTCTCTGAGAATTTCATAATCGCATCTCAGACGGTCGTTACGAATAAAGACCGAATCGTCCTCATACTCTCCGAAGTGCTCAGCAAAGTCCTCACCAACGGTATCCTCAATATCCTCGACAACCTCGTCTTCGTCATCAGCGAGAACACCATCGCCAGCGTAATAAACCAGACTGATCTGCGTATAATTGTCATTCTCGCCGTAGTCGTCCGGAGAGATGACATAAGGTTCATTGGGCATAGGCTCATCCTTTTTTTCTTCAGTATTTTTCTTGCTATGCTCCGTGTAATTGGTATAACCCTCTTCCTGGAGCTTAGCTGCATAGTTCACCAGATCGGGTTTCAGCTTGGCAATATCTGCCTTATGCTGATTCTCTTCCTGCTTTTCATTGCTCTTTTCGCTCTTGGCAATATTGGTGTTTACTGGTTTTCTTTCGGCAAATGCCGCTTTCACAGAATCGATCTCTTCCTGTGCAATCTGCTCGTAATACCGTTTAAGGCAAAGCCATGTCGCTGCGGCGCCTACCGTGGCTCCAGCCAGAAACATGGCAAAACTGGTTTTACTCATCTTCGTATTCCTCCTCGTCAGTTTGAATTGTGACAACAGTAATGGCGAGACCTCCGAACAGCAATGCTGCACTTAGGAGAATCCCGCCAGTAATGTGTCTTTTCCGCCGACTGTCCAGCATGGCGTCGACGGTTGAGATGAAGTCATCCAAAATATCCATCATTTACTCCTTTCCACCAGAGAGAACAGCAATGCCTCCTACGAGACAAAGCCCTGCCATGGTGGAAAGAATGTACGAAAACAAAGCTTTCATTTTATGTTCTCCTTTCAGTCATAACTCGAAAAGTAGTGACAACACTCCTGAAACAAAGGCTCACCATACTTGCTGTATCCTCCGGCCATGAAGAACACACAATCGTAATTTGTCCGTTCCAAAAGTTCTTCTTTCACCAACTCGACAATCTCAGGCATGACATAACAACGGTCAATCCTGCTGTTCCACATCACGCTGAATTGATTGGGCTGATAAACAACATCGTACACAGTATCCGGGAAAGATGGATGATCGATACGGTTAAGGATTGTGTCGATAACCAATCGTTTTCCCAATTCCGTTTCTCCTTCAGCTTCACCCATGGTTACGAGTGCTATGAGGTCGATTTCCTCTTGTGTAAGAGGATAGTCTGGCTCTTTCTTCACCTCTGGTTCCAAATCAGGAGACTCCATCAGAAGATCCGCCATTATCACCGGCTCTGCCTCTGCAAGAACCGGATAGGATTGCCTAATCTCCGATGTTTCTTTATCTGTAGAGCGAACCACACCGCATACTGTAAAACCAACAAAGAATATCATGCAGAGAACGGCGGCTATCGCTCGTGGTTTGATGCGCATTATTAAAACTCCTTTACATTAAAAATATCACCCCCAGTCCAAGTCTGAAGGTGGTTGATTACATCTTTTCCCAGATGTTACCCTCAACATTGAAGTCGAGCAGAAGCGCCGGCTCATGGCGACCATCCTCGGTCTCACGCTCTACCTCAACGATGCGGAAATTAACATAGCCGTCCGGACCATCCTTTGTCCAACCGACAATCTGACCAGCAGGGGTACGAGGAAGATCCAGATCATCCAGAACCTCATTCAGGAAGAGGTGACCACGGGTCTGAAGCTTGTCGTTTGCAAATGCCTGCTGTGCCTTGAGGAACATGCGGTTGTAATCGGGATTGGTTTCGTAGTTGCGGCTCTTGCTGTCGAAATATACAGCATAATCGCTCTGGAGATTAGGATCAGCGACCATCACGGTCTTCTTAACCTTCTTCTCCTTGCCGGTCTCAGGGTCAACTTCGATTTCCTCGAATTTCTTCGCCTTGATGCCATACTTCAGTTCGGTATCGACCTGCTCTCCGAAGCGCTCGATGACACGACCGCGATATTCCTTGAAGCTCTTATCAATAGCGGCATAGGCAGCGCCAAGAGCTACATTGCGCTTGCGAAGAATATTGTTGGATGCCAGAATGCTGGTGATGGACAGAGTGCCGAGAATAATAGCAGGAGCATAAAGTTTTGCGAGCTTCATTCCGGTCTGGGCATAGACAACAACCGTGTCCTTCTTGCCGTCCTCAGTCGTATACTCCTGACCGTTGATTGCACCGGTTTCCATACCTTCATGAATGGTGTCGAGAGTACCTTTAGTTTCATCGAGAATCTCTGCTACCTTAGTGGTAGCCTTGCAAGCGAGAACGGCACTTACGACCGTACCGGCAATACCAGCCACAACGAGAATCTCGGGGCTGTGCTTCTTGAGCTTCATAACGGTCTTGGAAGCCATACCGTTCACGCTCTTCATGATTTCAGTCTTATTTTTCATGGTTTGTTATTCTCCTTTTCCGTTTTTAGAGTTGATTTCAGCACCACAGGCAGCGTATCCAGCCAAATCGACATAGCTGTCGTTCGTAGCCGTTCCTGTCCTGATTCGTGCGATCTTAAGAAGCGCCATCATCATGGCAACATCATTTGCGGTAAATTCAACGCCTTTATAGACGCTCCAGAAGCCTGCAATAGCAGTGAAGTTATCTTCCGGAGAGCCGTATTCGTTCTCTCTCTGCCCACATACGCAAGCCTTTGCTTTATCGAGAGTCTCAGATCTGGTCATCATCTGCATCCTCCTCATCTGTAGAAATAAACGGAATATAGTCACGCTTACGCTCCTTAGCAATTACCTGACAGCCGCACATCGGGCAATCAAATGTGTCATATAAACTTTCTTCGGCAGTAGAGCCAAAGGCAACTGCCAAACCAGTCTTTCCGTTATCACGAGCAATATAATGTCTCTCGATAATGGCATTGAATTTAGTGCCACAAATTTTACATTCAAGCATTATTTTTCTCCTTTCAATTCAGCGGGATAGCACGAGGCAGTTTCAGAATATAACCATCTCGAACTCGTACCGCAGTTGCACCGCCAATGTTTGTCCAACCGTAGCGGTTCATAGTGAAATTATCATTGGGAACACGAGCGAGATCATAGAAATCGGACACGCTCACCGTTCCGTACTGACTGATAATATCGTTCATTGCATCGAGAACCGCTTCTGCATCTCCACGAGTATCGAAGAGAATATCATCATAATCAGGTGTATTGCGTCTGTTGCCGACGGAACCTGCACGCACTCTGTCTGTGCCTTGATCGTAGTAGTTCCGATAAGACACCTTAGATGCCGTTCCGTTTTTCTTGCTGCGACCTGCCTCGCCGTACAGAATCATGTCAATACCGGTAGTGACAATGTCAGAAATCGCTTTCTTGACAGCAGGCACAATGACCTCCATCAAAATATAAGATTTGACATTGTTTGCATCTTCTGCAATAAAGACATCTGCGAATTTTTGCATCTCGCCTTTTTTTCGAGTTTTTGCAGCCCCGGTAATAACCGCCTCGACTTTCTTTTCTGACTGTTGCTCCTGACGAGCCTTATCAGAATTAGATTTGTAATCTTCCACTGGGTGATCTCCTTTCTTATGCCGGAATCAGCTTACCGGGCAGAGTAATTTTTGTGTTCGGCATCAAGCCGTTTTCTTTTTTATATCGATAGGCGAGATTGCTCTTCGCTTTCGCTTCCGTCGGAGCAACAGTAGTTGCCTTCCAGCGATGTTGTATGCAATCATCGAATCGCATAACAGGACCGTCATATTGATACTGCTGCATATTTTTTCCTCCTTTCGAGAGATAAAGAAAAAGGGAAAGCACCTTGTTACAGGTACTCTCCCTTATCCGAACTTCTCAAATTCGCATTTTTAGTTGTCTTCAGTGACAACATCAGATTCTTCCAAGATAACCGTATTCTCCTCAGCAGCCATCTTCTTCTGCTCGATCTGGGCTTTGATGTTTGCGATCACCGGCTTTGCTACATACTTGTAGACGACCACGCCTACAACTACGCTCAAGCCGATACCCGCAGCAATCTTTACGCCCTTGCTCAAACCAGCGTTCTCGATAACCTCTTCGGTAGCTTCAACGACCTCGTTGTTCATAATCTCATTGTTGTTCATTGTGAAATCTCCTTTCAAATGTGTGAAATTGTGGAATGTTCTTCCATTAAATAAGTTGTAAATTTCGCGCGGCAAATTTACTGATAGTCGTAAACTGGTGCTACCTGATAGTCAATCACCAGGCAAGGGGTGCCATTTGCATCCAGCTGGGACGAGAAAGCAAGGTCAATGTAACCCTTATCAATGTTCCATCCGAGCATATCGCCCATCTTGGTTCCGTCTAAACCGAGTTCATAGTAGAAATCGTTTAGTGTGACATACATTTCGTCACGCATCTGCCGATTCAGTTCATTCATGACTCTGGTAATCTTATCCCTGTCAGACTTGAAATATCGTCCGGATAAGACATCGTAACAGATTGTGTTCCCGCCGCTTTCGGTGAGAATAACTTCTCGAACAGGGTTCTTAACCATCTTGTCTTTCGACACAGAGTCTCGAATGGACTGTTCCTTTTTCTCACCGATTGTCTCAACGACTTTTTCCTGATACTCTTTGAGAGTCGACTCCGAAAGGGTATATGCCGTTGCCAGCGCAGCATTTCGACGAAGATTAGTCGAGCTTGCCCCAATCAGGCAGAATACAGAGATGGAGCCTACGACAGCTGCCGGAATATAACAAGGCCAAGCTGTCTTGATGATGTCCTTCGGCTCAAGTCTGTCCGTATCCAACTCATCTTTTTTCTCTTCAAGCAGAATCAGAGCTTTTGGGGTTGCTTTTACCGCCATAACAGTGGTGGTAATCATGCCGGCAATTCCAATACCGGTGAGAATTTCAGGACTATGTTTTTTCATTGCTGTCCGTACACTCTTGGCAATGCTTGCTAAACTTTGTTTAGACATATTTTTCTCCTTTCAGTTAAACAAATAGTAGACTTAGTTCTTCAGCTGTTTCGACTGCGCTCTGAAATATAAAGCTACGCTGCTCGTCCTCGCCGTAACAAGCATACATAGCCATCTCGAACATGAAGTTTTCGATGACGGTGATTGGATCATCGAAAGGTTTGTCCATGATTCGATCACAGATTTCATATGCAGCCCATTGCTGATATGACCTTTTTCTGAATTCATGCTTTGGCCATGTGAAGGATGGACTGAACAGATGCTCATCAACATATCGTTGAATAATCGAAACAGCTGTGCTTGTATCACACATATTGTTCAGATAAAGAGGAAGAGCCCTTGTTAGGACTCCTCATCTTCTTCATCGCTAAGTGCGGCAAGCTTCTCATTGATGCGTTCGTCGATTTTCTCTTCCATCTTCTTCTCGTTCACCCAGTCAGTGAGGAGCGTAGCCCCCATACCTACTGCGGTAGCGACAAGACCAAGGATTTTAACCAATTTTGCATTATTCATAAAGCGAAACCTCCTTTTCGTTTTCATAAAGTAAAATGTATTTTTTGCGAACTTACAGATCTTCCATCCACTCAGCTGTAGGCTCAAAAACCATGTCGATAACATATATCTCCATGCCGTCATCCAAAGTGAGTCGGTGATGGTTAAAGTCGATCCAATAAATATCACCATTACAGCTTGACCATCCAACAGCGTCTCCGAGTTCCGTCTTTTCAAGTCCGAGAAACTCATAAAAATCATTAAGTGGGATGACTCCTGCGAACATGAAATTGCGGTTCAGATGGTACTCAGCCTGAATGACCTTTTCGATGGTTGACTCAAAATATCTTTGCGAAAAGCTATCGTAAAAAGTTCTGGAGACTTCTGGTTCCATACCTTCACCAAAATCGAGGGAAGAATCGTACCAACCTCCATTAGCAGAGATACTGATGTCCTTGCACTTTTCTTTGGCGATAGAATCTACGATGGCATTATGAGCTTCCTCACCATAGAGCTCTTTCAGCTTGTCCTTATACTCCTTATAAGAACTTTGGACGAGAGCATACGCACTTGTTAGTGCTGCCTGTTGGCGTCGATTTAAGGCATTGGCACCCATAATGCAAGCGATAGTAGAAGCTCCAAATGCCACTGCCGGAATATAACATTTCCATGCAGCGATGAACGCCTCTTTCTTGGTGTACGCATATGGATCACCATCATGCTTTTTGCGACTGTCTGCATAAACTAACGCTACTGCTCGTGGGGTCGCTTTGGCTGCTGCAATTGCCGTGACTACCACGCCGGCTGATGCTACACAAGACAACGCAACAGGTGAGTATTTCCTGATACAAAGCCCTGACTTATGCAGCAACTTTTGAATTGCTTGGTTTTTGTTCATGTCTTTTCTCCTTTCATGTTTTTGTTATTCCATAGCCCTTAGAAGGTCTAAAATGTTCGCTGCCATTTCACTGGCAGATCGAAACATAAGACTCGTGTTTGGATTAACCATCGCATATTTAGCGGTCTTCATCATAAATTCATGCGTGAGCTTACAGAATTCATCAATAGACCCTTCTCTTCGGGGGTAAATCTGTTCGGCGATAAAATCTCTGAGCTCGTCGACAGCCCATTGTGAGTAACTCGCTTTTTTATAATCTTCAGTCCATTTACCAAACAAAGGCGGCAGCCAAGCGTCCATGCGGTACATGTCATACAAGATTAAATCAAGCTGATCGATGCTCATGTCTTTTCTCCTTTCATGTGAAAATAAAAAGCAAGAGAGACTGTATCGGATTCGAACCGACGACCTCCACGGAAGTGTGGCGCTCTACCAACTGAGCTAACCCGTCTCTCATAATAAGACTTGTAAATTTCGCGCGGCAAAAGAAAAGAGCCGTTGTTAGCAGCTCCTTTCAGATTTTACAAACCAATACTTTTCAGGATTTTAGTAAGTTCATCTTTCTCAAGATCGGCATCTATATCCAGATGAACATGCGTCTTTCCATCAACGACTGTGGCTTTTACCTCATTCAAATTCAGTTTTACATCGTAACCAAATTTCTTTCGGATTGCCAAACTCGCCAATTTCGAGATAATGCTCGTAGTGAATTTAGAACCAATTTTCATTTCGTCCATGCTCCTTTTACTCCTTTCGAATAGCATCGTTTTCCATAATAGGAGTTGTAATTTTGGCGAAAAGAAAAGAGCCGTTGTTAGCGGCTCAATCCTCAATAAATCCAGTTTTCTTTTGCAAAGAACAACGGTATTGCGATAAACGCAAAGAATACTAATGCTGTTGCATCTTTGTCGATAAGTACCGGTAAGTACCCACAAATAAGTAATACTATAGCATATAGCTTGTTCTTTAGTGTTTTCATAATCCATGTCTCCCTTCAAAATTCAATGGTTTTTCATAAAGGGAGATGCGTTTTTTGCGCTTAGATATCCCGTCTATCGAATACGGTTTCCCATCGTTCTTTCTGAATAGGCTTCATTTTTAATGCCCACATAATTTGGCGAACCGTTACAGTAGGGTATAGTCCGTCCGTACAAGTCCCAGCCCTCATTTCAAAGTATTCTCGAAAATCAGGGTGCAAATATAAAGCGTCAGTAATCCAAGGGTCAACTTCGCTCCACCATGTACTTTTCGTCTCGGAATCAAATCGTTGCTGAATTACTGCTAAACCTCTTTCTTCAATTCTGTAGAGAGTGCAGCTATTGTAAACCGGATGCTCACAAATATAACGCTCACCATACAAGGTCAAGTAAATTTTCGGTTTGTCAAAATGGTATCGCATATCCATCACCTATAAAAAGAAAAGAGAAAGAGCCCTCGTCAGGACTCCTTCCCCTTTGCTAATAGTCTTAATTAGTCGTCGCAGATCTGATCTCTGGTCGGATATAGAGCATCATATTCTTCATCGTTCTCCATACCGTAATGCTCTAAATCGACGGAGTGACCGCAAGCAGGGCATACTAAAGTATCTTCCCACTCATCTTCAAATTCCATAAGTCCTCCGCATTCACTGCAAATATACCGTCCAGTAAGTAAACCGTCTCTCTGCGCGTCGTTAAAAAAGCTCATTGCAAATTACCTCCTTGATATTGTGTGGCACTATTAAGTATAGCGACCATCAGTATTTTATCAAGAGATAAAAAGCACTTTTACATCTCTCACAATAGCCCATGTAATTTTCGAGCAGGAGAAAAACGAAGAGAACGTGTTATATACACGAACTCTCCGCTTTTGGAACCGGTTTATTTCTTAGTCGGTCTGAATCGACTGAATAAACCTCTGAATGTCTGGGAGGTGAAAGTTCCGTCCTGTTCGAACTTGAGACCTCGTCTCATCCAAACGCCGTAGAACATCAACGGCAGCACCAGCTCAGCGGCAGCCATACCAAATCTGAAGTATCGATCTTTGACAGACTCTGCCATTTGAGCCGTCTTGGACTCTTGATCGATTTCACGATTCTCGATCTTGTCCAGACGCTCATAGGTATTCTTATCCTCTTCGAGCTTCAGTTTGTACAGCTTCGTCAAGCTATCCACTGCTGTGGTATGCTCCTGACTTCCGGATTCGAGAGATCCCAAGCGTTTAATTTCGGCTTTGATCTCCTCTTCCAACAAACTTCTGTTTTCTTCACCCATATTCGTTTCTCCTTTCGTTTTAATAGGGTTCCATAAAAGGAAGTGTTATTTGTGCGGAATAAAGTCTTCACGCTTCACTTCCAATAGGACAGTTCGTTGAGCTATAATTTCATTAACGCTCTTTTTCAGTTCAAGAAAAAGATAGGGTCCGTCCGGATCAGACTTGTCAATACGCAGAAAACCGACAGGATGCTTTCGGCGAATGATAGATGAGACGGCAAACCCAATCAAGATTCCGACAACTACATAAATGACTTCCATAATGGTCTCCTTTCGAATTGTTTTTCAAAATTTCAACCCGGGGATTTTTCCAGATACTAATTTAACACATATACCTGTCACCTCCATCCGGGTTTTAATCTAAGTTAGAAAAAAAGAAAGAGCCAATGCTATAGTGCATCAGCTCTCACTTCTCCATAAAGGACACTGTTATTCTTGCGAACCCTCGTAGACGATCTTCTTCCGTAAGTCAGACCAGGTTATATATCGGTCTTTACGGCATACGGGGCAATAGAACTTGCTTACTTTACCTCCGATGTCTGTCAGCTCACTGCTGTCGGCTTCAAGCCTACTCTGGCAATTCGGGCAGTTGAAGCGATAGACTTTTTTCACTGCAATATCTACAATCTTCATTACTGTCTCTCCTTACTAAGTAGCCAGAAAAACCGTCTGTACAAGTCGTAATAAACATCCTTGCAACATGGGATGCCGGTTCTGGCTTTCAAATGGTCGTATGAAATACCCTCCGTTATAGCTTCCAAAATATAACATGAAAGCTCTTCGTCCGTTTCTTTTGCAACCTGTTCCACCATCTTCATGCGATCGGCATAGTACAGCCTCTCATCAATGTGCTTGGTAACGGGATCACTAACAACATTCGTTTTGCAGGGCGGCACTAATTGAGGCCATGAACCCGGATAGTCTATCAACGAATTGTACGCATGACGCCACAACGGGTATTGCAAGCAGAAATGCTTCAATTCGTAATAGCGGTGTTTCTCGATCCAGTAACGATTAGTCTCGGAAAGTTCTGGACGTATCAATGTACTCATGCGCGTTCACCCCTCCATATATAGCCGGTCTCCTGCCAGAGGAGCTTAGGCGAAATATAAAAGTTGATGCGTCCGTACTTAGAGTTCATTTCCTCTAAATTCGTAACGAGCTTCCCACTCCGAGTAGCTTTTCCGATCGGCAGCCACCCAGATACGATGCCGGCTCGAATCCAGGATGCGTCTTTCCCGTAGACTCGTGCTGCAACTGCCACCGGGACAGACCCCGATGCAAATATAATTTCTTCCATTGGCGTTTGCCTCCTTTCAATCGCTATTTTAGGTTAGGAACGGCTGTTAGTAAAAACAACCTCGGTGGAAACAAGCGCCAGCGAATCATAGTCATTTCACAAGGATAATCTTCAAACCCCAAAGTTTCACAAGTAATAAGACCTTCGAGCACGCCGATAATAATATCTGCTTCATACTGTTTATACGGAAATATAAAGTCAGGAAGCTCTCGATGAACTGCATGGCATTTACAGCACCGAAGTCTTCTAATAGCTACCCATTTTTTGTTTCCGAATTTCGTCCGTACCAATCTTTGAACATGATCGTAGTATTTAAGCTGCCCTCCACATTTGGGGCAAATTGATTGGTTATCACTAATCATATCTCATTTCTCCCTAAACTAATAAGAAAAGTTGGAATGTAGGAGTTGACATTCCTACACTTATGATATATGATTACTAATAGCAAATCAATGGGGAAGGTGATAATAATGCTGATAAAATGTCCTGAATGCGAATTACAAGTAAGCGACAAAGCAGTTTCTTGTCCTCACTGTGGGTTTCCATTACAGCCAAATATAAAGCCAAGAAAACCTCGAAATAAGAACAATAAACGCCGTAGACTGCCAAATGGTTTCGGGCAGATCAGTGAGATCAAGAATCGGAATCTCCGCAATCCATTTCGAGCTATGATAAGTGTCGGAAAGGATTCGAACGGACGGCCTATCTGTAAACCTCTTAAACCGGAGTCCTATTTTCCAACATACAACGATGCATACGCTGCTCTCGTCGAGTACAATAAGAACCCTTACGACCTTGAACCGTCTATCACTATGAAAGAGCTTTACGAGAAATGGCTTGCCGAATACGAGAAGACAGTTAAAAGCACTCGTTCGGTAGCTTCAGCATGGGGGTATTGCTCGGCCGTATATGATATGCGAGTCAAAGATGTCCGCGCTCGTCATGTAAAAGGTTGTATGGATGAAGGCATATCGAAGGTTCGAGGCAAAGAAAAAACACCAAGTGCATCCATGAAGAACCAGATTAAGTCTTTGTTTAACTTGATGTTGGATTATGCCTTGGAGTATGAGCTTGTTGACCGAAACTATTCGCGAACTTTTAACCTCAGTGAGGAAACAATCAAAGAAATCGTCACAGTTAAGAACGAGCATATTCCTTTTACGGACGAAGAGATGGACTTGCTTTGGAAACACGCTGATGATAAAATGCTTGTAGATGTCCTGCTCATTCAGTGCTATTCTGGTTGGCGACCCCAGGAACTTGGTTTGCTGGAATTAAAGAATGTGGATTTGGAAAACTGGACTTTCCGAGGCGGTATCAAAACAGATGCCGGTACAGATCGTGTGGTTCCAATTCACTCGAAGATTCGTCATTTGGTTGAGCGAAAATATAAAGAGGCTCAGGAACTTGGAAGTCTGTACCTGCTCAACTATGTTAATTCGAATGCTCGTAGCAAAAACACTGCACTTACTTATGCTCGATACCAAAAAGGCTTTGGTATGATTCGAGACGAATTGAATTTGAACCCTGAGCATAGACCGCATGATGGTCGTAAACATTTTGTGACGATGGCTAAGAAGTACGGCGTTGACGAGTACGCAATCAAATATATGGTCGGTCACAAGATCTCTGACATCACCGAAAAGGTTTACACCCAGAGAGAATTTGAGTGGTTGAAAGATGAAATCGAAAAAATAAAATAG